GGTCGAGCTATGTATCTTAAATATACAGGCACATTAGATTCAGCTTGTACTATTACCATAACTCCAAATACTATGAAGCGAGTTCAAATAATTGAAAACGCTACGAGTGGATCTCAAAATATTATTATTTCGCAAGGCTCAGGAGCTAACGTAACTATTGCTGCTGGCAAGGTGGCTATAGTTCAATTAGACGGAGCAGGTGCCGGAGCAGCAGTTTTAGATGTGCTTACCGATTTACAACTTTCCGACAGTTTAACTTTAAATGGCCCAACGCTAACGATAGGTGATGCAACAGCCGAAGATACTAAAATAGTATTTGACGGTAATGCTCAAGACTACTATGTAGGACTTGATGATAGTGCTGATGATTTGGTTATAGGTCTTGGTTCAGCAGTAGGTACAACCCCTGCCATATCCGTAGATGAAAACCAGTTTGTTACTATGCCTAAAAAAGTTACAGCGTCTACTTCAGCTAACATTAGCCAAGTAGCTATTACCTCAAGCTCTAATGCAGTAGCTTGGGACGCTAGAGCAGCCGCAAACGCATATCATGTTACAACTGAGAACACCACGTTTTCAGCCCCCAGTAACGCTGTAGAAGGTGCAATTATTTCTGTAGAAATAGCACAAGGCGGTACAGCTAGAACAATAGCTTGGAACACAGTTTTTGAATTTGCTGCCAGTACAGCCCCTACCATTACAGCAACAGCCAACAAAACAGACATACTAGCCTTTAGATATAATGGCAGCGTGTGGCAGGAAATCGGTAGAGTTCAAAACCTAGCACAAACATAATATGGAAACGCTACAGCGTACAGCAAATAGAGGAAGCATATCTACTGGCTTTGATATTGATAACTCTGTAAAATTTGAAGCTGATAATACTGAGTATATGAAGTTTACTTCAAGTCAAAGTGGTTCAGACCTTTATAGAATGGCTTTTAATATTTGGCTTAAAAGAACTGAACTAGGTACAGCACAAACCTTTATGTTGCTTGGTAATGGTGGCTCTAATTCAACTAGATTAGATTTAAGTTTTGACAGTAGTGACAGATTACAAGTTAGAAATGTTAATAGTAATTGGAGACTAACAACTCAAGTATTTAGAGACACTTCTGCTTGGTATCATTTGTTTTTTCAAATTGACACAACTCAATCAACAGCAAACGATAGAATTAAAGTTTATGTTAATGGCAATTTAATTGCTATTGGAGACTACACTACTGTTAGTAATCCTGCTGAAGATGCTGTACTGGGTTTCAATAGAAACTATGCAAATATATTAGGTGGTAGAGAAATAGAAAGCTCAAATTCACAAATGTTTTCAGGATACATAGCACAAGTTTATGGGTCAGGTGGAACACCGCCATCTGTAACAGACTTTGGTGAATTTGATGATGATAGTGGTATTTGGAAACCTAAAAATATCAGCGGTATAAGTCCTCCAGATTCAGTGAATGGATTCTTTTTAGATTTTGCTGATGCTTCTGATTTAGGTAATGATGCTAGTGGTAACAGCAATAACTTTTCTCTAGTCAACATCACATCAGCCGACCAAGCTACGGACACGCCTACCAACAGCTTTTGTACGCTTAATCCTTTGATGGCTAACGCAGGTCCAGCAAATTATTTACCAATAACTGAAGGTGGAACTAAAGCTGTAAATACTGCTGCTGCATACAAAATTGCTAACTCAACTTTCGGTGTTACATCAGGCAAATGGTATTGGGAGGTCAAGGCAACAGATGTAAATGGAGTTACAGCAATAGGTGTAACTATGCCTTTTTACTGGGATGCTGATTACACATTACAAGGATGTATTTATTATGCTCAAGGTCCTCAAAGATATAATAATGCAAGTGCTTCTAGCTTTGGAAGTGGTTATACAGATGGAGATATAATTTCATTTGCTTTAGATATGGATGCAACTCCACCCACTATGGAAGTTTATAAAAACAATTCTAGTGAAGGCAATTTAATGGCAGGACTTTCTATTAATGGAACAGGTGGTGCATTTTTACCAGTCAAAGAAGATGGCTACTTTCCAAAGGTTGTAGGCTATAACGCAAATACTTTTGAATGTAACTTTGGTGGCTATACATCTTTTTCAATATCAAGCGCAGCAAGTGATGCCAATGGCTACGGAACTTTTGAATATGCGCCGCCTAGTGGTTACTATGCAATTTGCACTAAAAATTTAGCGGAGTACGGATAATGGCTTATACAAATATAGACGATCCATCAGCACATTTTCAGACTGCTCTTTATACTGGTGATGGTTCAGCACATTCAATAGGCAATGATGGTAATAGTGATTTAAAGCCTGACTGGGTTTGGATTAAAAAAAGAAGTGCTTCAGGTAACCATTCTGTATTTGACTCAACAAGAGGTGTATATGAAGAACTGGTAACGAATGGTACAAATGCAGAAGCATCAGATGTACAGCTTTTAACACAGTTTGATACTGATGGTTTTACAGTAGGAACAAATAGTGGTGTTAATGGTTCGGGTGCTACATTTGTCGGATGGCAATGGAAAGCCAATGGTGGTACGACTTCAAGCAATACGGATGGTGCTACGACCTCTACAGTTCAAGCCAATACTGATGCAGGATTTAGCATAGTTACTTGGACTGGTACAGGTTCAGCAACAACTTTAGGACATGGTTTGGGTGTAGCACCTGCTGTTTTAATAGTAAAAAATAGAAGTACAGCAGTTGACTGGGCTGTTTATCACAAAGACCTAACAGATGCAGGGTATGTACTACAATTAAATACAGCAGATGGTGAAGTTGATAGTGGAACAAACAGGTGGAATCATACTGACCCAACCTCAAGCGTATTTTCTGTAGGTTCAGGACAGCAAACTAATCAAAGCTCAAATAACATGGTTTGTTACGCCTTCGCAGAAAAACAAGGCTACAGCAAGTTTGGCAGTTATACTGGTAATGGAACCGCAAACGATGGACCTTTCGTGTATCTAGGATTTAAACCTGCTTTTGTGATTATTAAATCACTTGCTGCTACAGGTGCACACTATTTATGGGATACAAAGCGAAATACTTTTAATGGAGCAGATGATACTGTAAATGCAGCAGAAGCTGATGCAGAAACATCTAATGGAATTATGACAGTAGATATATTAAGTAATGGCTTTAAAATAAAGAATACAGGAGCAAACAATGGAACAAACCAATCAGGTACAAAATATGTGTATTACGCATGGGCAGAAAATCCATTCGTAACATCAACAGGAATTCCAACAACAGCGAGGTAAATTATGTGGGCATTAGTAGAATCAGGAAGTGTTAGCAAAGTCTATACACGACCAAAATCAATAACATTAGGAGATATTCAATATCCTAGTAACATCTTTATGCTTTGGACTAGCTCTGAGCTAGAAGCCATAGGCATTTATGAAGTGGTTATAGACAACACCAATTATAAAGACCCTGCATATTATATTAATACGAATCAATCTTTTGCATTTGGGAGCGGCAAAGTTACAGCCACCTATGGTACAGCAACAGCTAGACCTTTAGATAATGTTTTATGGCAAGATGGTGACTCAGATATGCCTGAAGGAACTTCAGTAGGTGATGTAAAACAATCTGGAGTAAGACCACCTAAGTTAGCTATTGTAGACCAACAAGCTTATGGCTTACTCCAGCCTAATGACTGGATGGTAGTTAGAAATGCAGAAAGCTCTAAAGCCATACCTTCAGATTGGTTAGATTACAGAGTAGCAGTAAGGACAGCGGCAACTGACATGAAAACAAAAATAAATGCAGTTGCAAATGTAGATGCTTTGGCTGCATTATATGTGTATAACGATGCCACACCACCAGTAAGACCACTTGGTGAGTTTCCAACAGAACCAACTTCATGATTTATGAAATAATTAATTTAAGTGTAGGTGTGTTTATATTTTCAGGCACACTTGTTTTATTGATCGGTAATAGTGATAACCACTCTTTATAGGAGAAAATTATGTTAGATATGATATTAAAAATAATTCAAATAGCCCCTTGGGTTATTTCAGGAGCGTCTTTAGTTTGTGCTTTAACACCAACACCAAAAGATGACCAAATGCTTGGCAAAGTTTATAAATTAATTGATTGGTGTGCAATTAATGTAGGTAAAGCAAAAGAAAAATAACTCATGACTACTGCAAAAGAAGCGTTGATTAAACTAGAGTCGCATGAAAAACAATGTGCAATAAGATATGAACATATCGAAAAACGTCTAGAAGAAGGTTCTGCTAAATTTAAAAGACTTGAACTTATTCTTTGGGGTTTATATGGTTTAACAGCTGCTTCTTTAGGCGTTGATAAATTATTGTAGGAGAGTTAGATGCCTTTACAAAAGTTCCTTTTTAAACCTGGAATCAACAAAGAAGGAACAGCTTATTCAAACGAAGGCGGTTGGTTCGATTCTAATTTAATTCGTTTTAGAAAAGGTCTTCCTGAAAAAATAGGGGGATGGGCTAAAAGTGTTGCTAATTCATTTTTAGGAACGGGTAGAGCTTTACACGCATGGGTTGCTTTAGATGGAACAAAATATTTAGGATTAGGTACTAATTTAAAATATTATATTTTAGAAGGAGCAAGTTTTAATGATATAACTCCTATAAGATCAACAGACGAAAATGTTACAACGTTTGCAGCTACTAACGGTAGTGCTGTTATAACAGCAACAGATACAGCTCATGGTGCTGTTATGAATGATTTTGTAACTATTTCTAATGCTGTATCTTTAGGTGGTAATATTACCGCAGCAGTTTTAAATCAAGAACATCAAATAACTTCTATACCCTCACCGAACACTTATACGTTTACTGCTTCTGCTACAGCAAATGCTAGTGATTCAGGCAATGGCGGCAGTGCAACTGATGCTGCATATCAAATAAACACAGGAATTAATACGTATGTACCTTCTACAGGTTTTGGAGCAGGTACTTGGTCAGCAGGTACTTGGGGTTCAATAACATCGATTAGTTTTATAAACCAGTTACGGTTATGGTCTCATGATAATTTTGGTGAAGATTTAATTATAAACCCTCGAGGAGGAGGTGTGTTTTATTGGGATGAATCTAACGGGCTTACTACGAGAGCTGTTGCTCTTTCAAGTTTATCAGGAGCTAATCTTCCTCCTACGTTAGCTTTACAAGTTTTAGTATCTGATATCGATCGACACGTAATTTGTTTTGGTGCGGATCCTTTAAATGCTTCTGGTACAGCAAGAACAGGTTCTATTGATCCAATGCTTATTGCTTTTTCTGATCAAGAAAATGCAGCACAATGGGAACCTTTAGCTACAAACACTGCGGGTTCTCTTAGACTTTCTGCGGGGTCTTCTATTGTAGGAGCTTTAAGATCTAAACAAGAAATATTAGTTTGGACGGATATTGCTTTATATTCTATGTCTTTTATAGGACAGCCTTTTACATTTGGATTAAATTTAGTAAATGAAGGAGTAGGTTTAATAAGCCCTAACGGTATGGTAAATACTCCTAAAGGTATTTTTTGGATGGATAAAAAAGGTTTTTATGCTTATAATGGAGCTGTTCAAGAAATACCATGTACCGTCCAAAATTATGTTTTTAGCGATTTAAACGAAACACAAAGTTATCAAGCGTTTAGTTTTGTTAATAAGGCTTTTGATGAAGTAGGTTGGTTTTATTGTAGCGGTAGTTCTAACGTTATTGACCGATACGTAGTTTATAACTACGAAGAAAATCTTTGGACTATTGGATCTTTATCTAGAACTGCTTGGTTAGACGAAGGTGTTTTTGATAATCCTAAAGCTGTTTTATCTTCTTCTGATATTGGTTATGTTTATAACCATGAGGTAGGTAATGATAATGATGGTTTACCTATGACTGATGTATTTATCGAATCTAGTGATTTTGATATTGATCCAGGAGGAGAAGACTTTCAATTCATTAATAGAATTATTCCAGATATTAAATTTACAGGAACAGCAGCAACAGGTTCTGACGGACAAGCGGTTAACCTTGTTTTAAAACGTAGAAATTTTCCAGGAGAGGATCTAACAACAGCGGTAACAAGTACTTGTACATCTAATACAACAAAAATAGACACTAGAGTAAGAGGCAGACAAGCAGTGCTTCGTATTGAATCTAATGACGATGGTGTTGGTTTTAGAGTTGGAGCAATGCGATTAGATTTTAGACCTGACGGTAGAAGATAATGGGTAAATTATTAGAAACTAAATTACCGATTTCTATTGGTGAAGTTTCTTCTGAAACATTTAATCGTTTAGTAAGAGTATTAGAATTAAGTTTAAATAAAGTCGATGTAAATTCCACACTTACAGTAAACGAAACTCAACGTAATGAAAATAAATTTAATAGTGGCGATATTATATGGAATTTAACTAGTAATCAGTTACAGTTATGGACAGGCGAAAAATGGGTAAATTTATATTCAGGAAACGAAACACATTTCCAAGCGTCTGCAGAATTAGGAAATGTAACAGTTACGCTTGGTGGCGTCGTTACAATACAACTTTGAGTAAATTAAATATGGATATTAATAAATTAAGAGAAGAATTAGAGTTTGATGAAGGCTGTGTATATGAAATTTACAATGATCATTTGGGTTATCCTACTTTTGGTATTGGTCACCTTGTGCTTGAAAACGATCCCGAACATGGAAAACCAGTTGGAACCCCAGTATCAAAGGAACGAGTTATCGAATGTTTTGAAAAAGATATAGAGTCTGTATTTGCTGATTTAGAAAGAAATATGCCTTGGGCGTCTGATCAGCCTGAAGATATAAAACGTGTATTAGCTAATATGTGTTTTAATTTAGGCATTACACGATTATTAAAATTTAAAAAGTTTTTAGGAGCTTTAGAATCGAAAGATTATAAAACAGCTTCTGAGGAAATGATGGACAGTAGATGGGCTACGCAAGTAGGTCCTAGAGCTGACCGATTAAAACAACGAGTATTAAACGGAGACTAATATGAAAAAAGCAAAAGGTTATAAACGCGGAGGAGCTATTAAATCTTCTAAATATAAGAAGAAAGGCGGCTCTAAAAAACGTATGATGAAAAGCTCTAAAAAGAGAAGTAGCAAGAAGAAGTAAGTGCCTTCTCTAATAAGTAACATCCCACATTTCAAATGTTGGGTGCGAAGGGAGTTCACCGCGAATCATACAAAATATCATGGAGAGTTTCTTCATGCAATAGCTTTTGCTGTTAATACAATACCCGATAGGTCTTTATCGTTTCAAGTAGTTTTTACAGGCTGTGAAACTGAATATGAAGATTGGGATGAAGGTAATATTCACGGTGGAGCTATGTGGGCTAGAATGCCCATACAAGGTTTAATTGCCGATATACCTGTTGAAGAATGGGCGGTTCCTATGGAAGATCATATAGCTCAACCATGGGATTGTGAAGCGAGAGATCATTCTGTAATAGTTATGGATAGAGTAAGTTCTAGTCCGTGGCTTTGCAAAATCGATGGAAAGTTTTATACTGGTAAATATATGTTCACTGTGGACTATACAGGAAACGCCATCGCGGATTGTCCTGCACAACACAAACAATCTCATGTATTATATATTACAGAAGATTGCAAATGGAAAGGTAACTTAGTTGCTTTACCTAACAACAGGGTAAGAGCTACAAGTCCTGCTTTATGGGTGACAGGTGAAGGAGCCCCCGATTTTATTCCTTCCCAACATCTTCATTCAGCAGAAGGACATGAAAGCTATTTAGACCCTGCAATAACTTTTAATAATTTATACGAGGATTAGTATGGCTAACAGAAAAAAGACTCATAAGACTAAAGACGGTCGAACAGCTAAAAAAGGTTTATATTATAATATAAACAAAAAGCGTAAAGAAGGTAGAAAGATGCGAAAGAAAGGAGCTAAAGGTGCTCCGACTGCAGCAGCCTTTAAACGTTCTGCTAAGACCGCTAAGAAGCCTAAAAAGAAAAAGTAATGGCTAAGCCGAAGAAACGCACAGAAAAGTCTATACGACGCACTACGAAGGGTAAGGGAGCTAATTTCCGATCTACTAAGTCTGGTGCGGGTATGACTAAAAAAGGCGTAGCGGCTTATCGACGTAAAAATCCTGGATCAAAATTAAAAACAGCGGTTACAGGTAAAGTTAAAAAAGGTAGTAAAGCA